AAACATCGTATTGGAGTAAGTGTCAACGGAGAAAGTGCTAGATATAAAGAAATTAAAGAAGATCAATATCTTATTCCACAAGACTGGCCCGAAATTTGGAAACAACAACTAGAACATTATACAGAAAACGGACTAAGACTATATCATGAGTGTGTTCAAAGTTTAACTGAAGTTTATGGAATAGATAGAAAAAGAGCAAAAGAATCTGCTAGATTTTTTAGATCCTATAATACCCAAATTACTGCTGATGTTATGTTTAATTGGCGTAGTTTTTATCATTTTCAGTCTTTGCGAAATAAATCTAATGCCCAACTAGAAATTAGGGAAATTGCACAAACTATGTTAGATTTAGTAAAGAATATTGAAGGCAATCCATTTGAATATACAATAGAGGCATTTGATTTATAAGATTTTATCAGATTTTCGGATATTATCAGCAGCCCACAATGGTTGTAAATTAGTATAATGAAAACAGTTCTTTTGGATCTGTTAAATCAAAACTAGCACAAGGAATTATATGATCTATATGCCAACCATTTTTACCATAGTTTTCCCAATTCATACCTTGTTGAAATAATTTAGATAAATATTCTTTTAAAAATTCAATGCTGCATCCAATCAACTCCTTTGTAGTTCCATGTTTTTTATTGTTTTTTATCGCTTGGTTTAATCTGCTTCTGAGACTGCCTTTTATCCTATATAATATATCATTTTGTCTTTTGTTCTTTTCGTATTTTCTTGAGTGTTTTCGATAAACTTTAGAACTTTTATATGTTAAGATTTGCTTTTTATTTTTTTCATAATATTTTTGATTATATTCCAAAATTTTATCTTTGTTTGAGTCCCTATATTCTATCATATAGTCTTTTCTTTTTGATAAAATCTCTGACTTGTTTTTTTGAAAATGCTGCTTATGATATAGAGCAACACAACTCTTACATCTTGCGTCCAGCCCAAATGCTCCACCTTTTTTCTTATAAAAAGATGTAAATAGCTTTTTCTTTTTACATAAACGACATACTTTTTTAGACATTTTTAACTCCTTATTTATGGATACACCAATTTTCAAGAATTCACACAATTTCCTACTATCGGAGAAGCATTGGGCTGGAATAATGAAACACTTTAATATCACTGCTCAAGTTTATAAAAATAACGATCTTTCAAAACAAAATTTATTAATAAATGAAGTTCATGATGGTTTAACTTCTGAAGAAGCGTTAGATCATTTTAAACTTCATTTTCCTTCAATCGAGTATTCTTTAGTAAGAATTTTATCTACAGAAGAGATATGAATAATAATTACATCGTATTTATTCTATGTAAAAATTTTTCTGATAGAAGTAATAATTATGAAAAAATACTATCGCAAAAAAATATATCTTTTAAGATAATTTGCGATTTATGTTCTATTGAAGATGACTCAAAACTCTTATCTGATGGTTTTTATAATTTAACTAGATCACCATATATAAAAAAACCTAGTGCTTGGGATAAATCTTTTTATAGCATTGTACAATATAATTTATTAGAACAATATGATTACTTCTACTTTATAGAAGATGATGTTTATAGTAAAGAGAACGGTACAATAATTTCATTCATATATGATGCACAATCTGAATTTACTGTTGATTTCATAACCAAAAAAATTCGACCAAAATCACATCATCCAAATTGGAAGCATTGGAATGAAGACTATATTGATGAATTTAAATTTCCTAGCCAATCTTTTAATCCTTTATGTAGGCTATCTCATAATTTAATTACTAAAATTATAGAATATAAAAACAAATACAATCAATTTAATTTTCATGAGATACTTTTTGCTTCATTGTGTTTAGAGCATAATTTATCTTATATAAACTATATTGAAAATAACATTTTGAATAAATACATAGGAAACTTTAGATATAATCCTATTATATTAAATTCAGAAATTAAAGACAAACTCATTCATCATCCAGTTAAAGATTCTAAATCGGACAGAGAAAAGGGTGTAGTTTCGCTTGACAAAAGACGATAGTATGGTATACTCCCATTTGGAGGCTAATATGCGATATGGTTTGTGTTGTATTTCATTGAAACTTAAAGAACAAGGAATTGGTCATCAGACCATGACCTTTAAAAGATTTAATTCTTTGCCGCGAGAGGAAGCACTATCAACTCTTGGTGACAGAATTCTCAATAATCTTGTGACAACTCGTAAAACTATTGAGTTTTGCGGACAGAACGATTATGTTTATCGTGTTAGTAGTGATATTTTTCCACTAATTACTTATGATGAGGCTAATGTTAGTTTAGAAGATTTGCCAAACCATGATGATATTCAGGATGAGTTTGATAACATATCACAAACAATCATTTCTAGTAATGTTCGTGTGAGTTGTCATCCTTCTGAATATAATTCTCTCGCTAGTCTTTCTGATAAGGTTGTGGAAAAAACAATCACAGAACTTAATTTCTACAGCAGTTTCTTCGACAGAATCGGTTTGCCAGCAAATACTTTTAGTCCAATGAATTTGCACGTTCATAACAATAATGGAACTAGAGAAGAAATCAGTCGCCGCTTTTATGAAAACTTTAAGCGTCTTGATGAAAATTGTCAGGCTCGACTCACTATTGAAAATGATGATAAACTTAATTGCTGGAGTGTACGCGAATTGGTAGATATTTTTCATCCTATGACTCGTATTCCAATTTGTTTCGACTATCTTCACCATAAGTGTCATCCTAATAACCTTACAGAAGTTGAGGCTGTTAATATGTGTTATGATACTTGGCAAACTCGTCCTCTTTTTCATTATAGTGAAAGCAGAATTGGTAATAATCCAAGGGCTCATGCTGATTATGCTGAAAATGTATTTGATAGTTATGGACTAGAATTTGATGTTGATATGGAACTTAAAGGTAAAGACTTAGCAATTGAAAAATACGAAACAATAATCAAAGGAGTAACAGTATGAGTGCTTGGTTAATAGGACTAACTGGATGTATCTATTTATATGTGGCACTAGAACAGTATATTGTTCACCGAAATATTGGTATGCTTATTACTTATATTGGTTATGCATTTGCAAATATCGGACTTTATATATTGTCAAGTAAATGAGGATATGCTTATGAAAGAGCCAAAAAGAATAAAATTGACCAATAATCCAGAAACTAAAAAAGTCAATTTAATACCACTACCATCAAAAAGTCAGTACGACATTGAAATAGAAAATGAAAATAATCAACAAAACAATTCGCAAAGCATATCAAAACTGGAGTCCGAATCGTCAAATTAGATGCTATCATTATAGCGCCGCATTTGATGGTCAGAAAATGATTTGTTTCACTCAAAACAATCCGATTAAGACTCATACTGGTGCTTATAGGATTGGTGAAGATTTTAATCTGGAAAAATATAAGGAGTTTCCCTATTATCATTCTGAATCTCGTCTTATTTCTAAACTTTTGGATAAGTATAATACCATTGATCCTAATTGGTCAGTTGTTGTATTGCGTATCAATAGAAAAGGATTGGTTTTAGGTAGTAAACCTTGCGAAAATTGCGATAAACTTCTTAGTGCTGTTGGATTAAACACTGTTTATTATAGCAACGACGATGGAAGTTTTAGCGACAGTTTTGGTTTTTGCGTTCAAGCCAACGAGTTGACAATGCCGATGGTTATGGTATAATCCTCTCAAAGGAGACGACCATGAATTGCATTTATTGCACAACTGAAATTCCAGAAGGACGAGCAGAATTCCTTATTGAAACTAACAGACGAGCAACTTGCTTGAAATGTTCTGTGGAACAGAAAGCGGTCGGTTTTCTTGATTGGTCGCATAAAACCGCTCCTAGTCTTGTTATGGTTCCAGCAAATGCTAAACAAACTATTCGTATTCTTGATAGGGCCAATAGGAGGGCTAGATAATGAATGTACTAACTTGGATTGATCTTTTTAGGTTTTTAAATGAACGTGCTAGTGATGTTAGAAATTTTGGAAAGTTTGATTGGTCAGCACCAGTAATTATTCACGATGCTGAAACTGGTGACGAATTTAATTGTGATACTATGTATATTACAGATAATTTTAATACAGAGCGTTTTGTATTGATGACTAATCTTGATGTTGTAAGAACGGAGAATATTGATGAATGAATTTGAAATTGAAAGTTTGCTTTTTAAACAAGTCGAAAAGCCTAAGCATCATCTTATGACAAAGATTATTAATGTTTGGGAGAATCGATATCGCATTAATGTTTATACAGAAACTTTTGATGAGATTGATAATCTCACTAAGCGAAAAATTCATGCGAGTTATTTTTGTCACTATAATCCTGGCAAACTAGAAATTATGAGTGGCCCTAGTGGAATTTTTCTAAAGACTGCCTCTTGACACTGCCGATAACTGAGTTATACTTGAAGCATAACGCTAACACAGGAGATTACGATGCCTAAAGGTAAAAAGACTTGTCCGAATTGTTCTCACGAAACTGGGCCGCGAGCATATTGCTGCCCTAAATGCAATCATATTTTTTGCTTCAAGCCTAAAAGCAAAGAGGCAAAGAATACAAAGATGATTCAGAATGTTAATTGGCGTGAACTGGTCAAGGGCGACCGTATTAAAGTGGGTGGCGGCCCATACTTTGTAAGTAGGGGTGAGTTTATTCCTATGGGTTATCGTGGACGCTTTGTTGTCGAAGGTGTTGATGCTAATGGTATTCTTGCTTGGGGTATTGACAAGAGTGCCGGATTCTGTCATATTTATATGGGTGGAGATATTCAGAATAAGGAAACAGGCGTTTGGAAAACCAAGCATAAACTTATTAAACTCAAGCAAAAAGAAAGCGTCTAATGGATAGCCAAGATAAAGCATTGTCTAATCTCTATTTTTATAGAGAGCAGATCGAACATAATTTAGCCGAAATTGAGGCTATTTTGGCAGTAAATTTTCCAGAAGAAAGTTCTGTTGCAAAGCAGCACTGGATCGTACAGATAAAAACAGCACTAAAAGATAATTTGCCATATCTTCCGAGAGGCGAATATAGTATGGACTACACTCTAAATCGAATACAAGATAAAGTATTTGGTCGGTATGATAAAGGTGTATCTAAATATATCAACTAATTGGGAGGCTTACAATGGATGAAGAACTTTATGCTATTATTAACCTCGAAGGCTATGCTTCTGAAATGAGGCAAGCAGCGGCAAATAGTTTATGTGCAAATAATGAAGATAATTTGGATGAATATATTAGTATTAATCAAATGATTAACTTGGTTAAAGAGCATTGTGCGGGATTCGATACTGAAAATCGACCTTTGCTCAATGAGGATACTAACGAAGAAATTTATGAGTCTGTGACAACATGGATTCACAATGTAGGACTTGCCAAATTGGCTGCGAAAGATTTGGTTCAATGTGCTTGGGATGATAAGATTAACGAAATGGTTTTTTGGGCTAATCCAGAAATGAATCAGCCAGAAAAGAAAAAGAGGAAGTCAAATGGTCAATCCAACAAACGAAGAAATAAAAAGAAAGATACGGGATCTTGAAGATAAAATACATGACTGTAGGGCGTATATCTCATCAGATTTTTGTGTGAGTTGTAATGAGATGTACAATAATATTCAAAAGTATGAAAAAGAGATAAAAGTTCTAAAAGATTTATACCATAACGATTAAAAAATTTCCCAATGGTTGACAGGACTGATACCGATGGTATAATACCAATATGACAATTGATGATCTTTCACAACTTGGGGCGTTGCAGCCGGTAGTTGCACATACTCTTATAAGGTATTCAAAAGGTAGGTTCGACTCCTACACGCCCTATTTAATTTATGGTGTATAATCAAAAAGTCCCACCTTTATAGAGAAACAAAGTTGTTTCTCTCCCACCTTATGATAAGAGAATAATAATATGAAATATAGACTAACTGTAATTTTTTTGTTATCATTACTTTTTGCTTCTTTTTCCTTTAATTGTTTGCATTATGATGCTCTAATAAGAGCAGAAAAAATCAATCAAACTGATTGCGAAATGTACGGAAAACTAATCGAAATATCACACGAAAGAGTCGAGGAATAAATGAACTATAGATCAAAACACCTAACAGCATATACGTTTCTGATTGGAATGTTGCTTTTTTCAGTAGGAGCAAATATTCTATTCTATAACAGAATAATGATTTTGCAAGACTTTATAATAGGTTCTAATACTTGGATGACTGTTGATCAGTTTGATTATATACAGGAAGAAATTCAAAGATTAGCAAATGAAAAGTATCAAATAGTTCCATCAAATAAATATATAAACTAGGGCGAGTAAAGGTTTCGACTACATATCGGAGATTATATTAGCAAGTAGTGGTTGGTGGACAGGCCACTTTAAAAGTCTACCAAATGCTGTAACTGGCACAAATCAGTTAGCACTTGCTGCCTAACAAAAAAGGGCAGTAACAGACTGCGATACCGAATGAGGGTAGGTATCAAAAGTCTGTCGTTAAATCCCTCTGCACTTACAATGTCCAACGGGTTGTAGGTTAAGAGCAGTTGGAAAGATAGAATGAATCTTGTTTGTTCTATAATTCTATCTCACTATGAACAAAATAAACTTGTAGAAAATATTTTTGATGCTATGATAGGACAGGGGTTCGACTCCCCTCTCGTCCAATAATTTTATGACCAGAAAATTTTGCTCATACTGCGGAAAAAGAAAAAATAAAGGAAGTTTTCCTAAACACAGTATGTACAAAGACAATTTAGATAGTCGTTGTAAAAGATGTGTTAAAAAACAAACTAAGGTTCGCAACAAACTTCACAAAAAAGCGCCGCCTCGTCCAGAACTTTGTGAGTGTTGTAAAAAAGTACCACTAAAATGGTGTTTAGATCATGATCATTCTGATGATAGTTTTAGGGGATGGATTTGCGAACGATGTAATACTGGATTGGGTAAATTAGGAGATAATTTAGAAGGAATTGTTAAAGCTGTGAATTATTTAATTGCCAAACAAAATGATAAATATATTAATTAGGCTACATACCAATTTAGAAAAATTTTACAAAACGTTAAATAGTGTTTACAAACAAACGTATAAAAACATTAATGTTATAGTATCAATCGACAATAAAGAAATATATGAGTATATCTGCGGTAGAAACAATGATTATCAACCTATATATATAAACCCAAATAATCTGTATGCTGGAGAACCTAATTTAGATATTGATCATAATTGTAAACATGATAATAAACAAATTTTTGGTAGATTATTTTTGCCTAATATTTATTTTAATATTCTTCATCAATATGTTAAACCAGGATATATATTTTACTTAGATGTTGGAGATGTTATCTTAGATGATAATATGTTTCAAAACTTACTTGTTTATATAGAACAAGAATATAATATATTATGGAACGTAATGTCTAAAAATAAAAAAGTTATTCCTAATGAATGGCATGGATATCCAATATTGTGTAATATAGACAGTTCGAATATTATGTTCCCAACTAAGTATATAATTCCTTGGACTGGATATAGAAGGGGTGATTATAGAGTGATTAAAGAAATTTGTCAAAAAAATCATAATATATTTGTTAATAAATTATATATTCAAAAAGATTTCATATGATATATTATTTTACTCCATATCAAACAAAAAACTTAGGACAAGCATATAATCATTACTGTGATCTAGTACCAAATGATGATGATTGGATAACATTTTCTGATGGAGATGTTATGCAGTTACATCTGAACTGGGGGGAAATTTGGCAATCAATATTAGAACGAAATAATGATGCCGGAATAGTAACTTGCTTATCTAATAGAGCGATCAAAGCAAATATAGATCAAGTAGTATTTGAAATGTATGATAAATCAGATATTATCGAACATAAAAAATTTGCTCTAAAATTATGGAATTCAAATGGCTACATAACAAAATCAATGACTCAAAAAATATTTTCTGGATTTTTCTTTTCATTTAAAAAAAGAACATGGAAAGAAGTTGGTGGTTTTATGGATGGTATACTTCATGTTGATACCGATTTTTTTCATAAAATTATCATAAAAAATAAAAAATGTTTGGTTGCTCAAGGATTTTACGTTTTACATTATTATAGATTAATGGAGGGATGTTTCTATAAAAAGCATCTAAGAATTCCATCAAAATAATAACTATTATTTAGACGATTTATTAAATTCAACTTCATAAGGTGTAAATAAATTATAATCTTTAATGGGTTATAATCAAATGAATCTTTATAAAAAATGGATAAATCATCTTAAAGAAAATAATATGACATATATAGAGCATTTAATTTTTGCTCTATTTTATGGATGTTCTTGTGTTTTTGCGGGAATTCTGTTAATCATACATTCTATATTGCCTTGTTTTTTTCCAACAGCAGGAAGCGATTTAGTCAGAAGTTTAAATAAACGATTCAAGAATAAAAACTAGACTACCGATACTTGACAATACGCATCCTATGCTGTATACTGACTAGACACAAGGAGAAATTGGAATGATTCACGATTTTAATTATGTTATGGGAATGGTTCGTGATCTTCGTGCTACTAGCAGCACTATTGATAAACAAGGAATTATTCTGGATTATTGTGGACACAATAGTGCCGCAGCATCTTTCACCAAGAATATTTTGCTTTATACCTATCATCCGTTGTGGCAATATAATATCACTAGTGATAATCTCAAGAAGAAGAATCATCTTGTAGCCAGAAAAAATGAATACAAAAATTTCTTTGATCTACTGGATGCTCTAAAGAGTCGAAAGATTACTGGACACGATGCTATCTCTGCTGTGAATAGTTTTATTGAACACTATTCCGAATACGAAGAACTTATCCATTGTATTATTGACAAGGATTTGAAAACCCGTGCTGGAGATAAGATTATCAATAAGGCTATTCCTGACCATATTCCAGAATTTAGTGTTGCTCTGGCAGATAAGTATGAACCTAAACTGGTAAGTTGGAAGGATAATTGGTATGTCTCCAGAAAAATTGACGGCGCTAGATGTATTGCTATTGTTGATAGTAATGGGGATGCTACCTTCTATTCCCGCACAGGAAAAGAGTTTGATACTCTTGGTATTGTTGCTGGTGGCATTAAGGCTCTTGGTATTACTGATGTAGTATTTGATGGTGAACTTTGTCTTGTGGATGATGAAGGTAATGAAGATTTTCAGGGAATTATGAAGCAACTGAAAAAGAAGGATCATACCATTCCTAATCCGTCATATAAGATTTTTGATATGATTAGCCATGATGAGTTTTATAGTAAGAAGGGCGAGAAAAATAAGCCATATTCTATTCGTTTGGCTAATCTAAATGAAGTTATGAAAAAGAATGAGTGTCAGTGTCTTACTGTTCTTGAGCAAGAACTTATTCATAATGATGAGCATTTTCAGGAGTGGGTTAAAGAGGCCGCTGATTATGGATGGGAAGGAGTTATGCTTCGTGCTGATGAACCATATAAGGGCAAGCGAAGTAAAGACCTACTGAAAGTTAAGAAGTTTTTTGATGACGAATACGAAGTGGTAGATGTTGAAATGGGACCATTTAGGTATGTTTCTAATGGTCAAGAGACTGAAGAAACTATGCTTAGTTGTGTAATGATTAAACACAAAGATCATATTGTGCGAGTTGGTAGCGGGTTTACTATTGATCAGAGACAAGAATTCTATTGTAATCCGTGTAAAATCCTTGGGAAACAAATTTTGGTACAGTATTTTGAAGAAACCAAGAACCAAGATGGCGGTATCTCATTGAGATTTCCGACCTTTAAGTATCTTTATGGAGAAAAAAGAGACACCTAATTCCTCAAAATATTTGTTGTATTTAGTGTATCCTAAATATAAGGAGACATTAAATGAAAAAATATAAGATATGTGGTAAATGTAATAAAAAACATAAAGAATGGACAAAGGGAACACAATGTAAAAATTGTAGATCTCTATGTAAAAAACAATGTTATCAAAAAAATAAACCTAAATATTTAGATAGAATCAATAAATATTATCAAGATAATAAAGAAGAAAAATTAAATTACGCTAAACAATATAGAAATAAAAATAAAAATAAATGTAGTGAATATTTTTCTATTAATGCTGAAAAAATCTATAAGCAAAGAGCAAAAAGAGAAAAACAAAAAAGAAATACGGATATAGGTTTTAGAATACAATCAAATCTACGCAAAAGATTGTATAGGGCAATAACTACAAATAAAAAGTATCAATCAACATTAGAATATTTAGGTTGTTCGATAGAAGAATTAAAAATACACTTAGAAAAACAATTTAAAAAAGGAATGACTTGGAATAACTATGGAAAATGGCATATAGATCATATTAAACCTTGTGCTAGTTTTGATCTGAGTTTAGAAACTGAACAAAAAATATGTTTTCATTACACCAATCTACAGCCCTTATGGGCTATAGAGAATATTAAAAAAAGTAATAAGATTTCCACCAACATTTAAAATTTTGCATGGACCAATAAGAAATATATAAAATGTCATTGAACGATAAAGCAATAGCAGATATTCTTTCTGTTTTATCAAATAAATTTAATGATAGATTTATAATTACTGGGAGTTTTGCTGATTATTGTCATGTCGGATATAATGATATTAATGATATTGATATATATATGACCAATACGGACTTTAATCTATTGCATACAAAAATATATGAACCACCGAAATTTATATTTGTACAAAAATTTATTGGTATAAAAAAAAATTTAGGAAATACATTGTATAAATTCATATACAAAGACTATAAAATAGATATTACTGTTATTGATCCTATATTATATGGGTGGAGATATGGTAATGTACGCAAAAATGCTTTAGACAAAACTGATATATCAGAAATCCAAATTAATAATAAGTTATATAAAATATTCTCTCCAATAGTTAGGATTAATCAATTAGCATCTCATAATTATACAAAAAAGAATCCGAATTATGAAGATAAAGTAGCAAAAGCAAATCTAAGGACAGAAAAATACGAGAAACTGTTTGGCTTATCCTGCTCTTGACAAGCCGATACTTGTAGTGTAGAATCATAGCATATCACTTGGACACTCTTTGGAGAAAATTATGATTGTTGAGAACACTGTTATCCCGGTTCAGAATAATATTATGGACAAAAGCAAGGCCGATATTTTCTTTGAAACTTTTCCGCGAGACAAAGTAGTTTCTTACAAGGAATATTGGGAGAGCGTTCGTCCTCAGAATGTTGAAGATATTTTTCGTCGTTATCTTTTTAGTTTTATGAGTGTTCACACAACATGGAAGTCTAATGTTAGTGGATATAATGCAATTAAAGACTTTAATGATTGGATTGATAACAAAGAACTTCTTAGAGATAAAATTAAAAACAGTGGGTGTGGACTATATAACAACCGTACAAAATTTATTTGGGATTTTAAGGATAAGTTTTGGGCGAATCCAAAAAACTTTTATCTAACAACTAAAAAATATCATGTTAAAAAGAGAGATTGGATTGTCAACAATATATCTGGACTAGGTACTGCAAAGGTTTCATTTTCGTTGGAACAGTGTCACCCTAATGAATGTAGAGTATTTTGTGGAGATACTCATATGTTGGAATTGTATGGTATGAAAACTCTAACTTATCAATCTAAAAAAGGTCTTGAACAGTATAAGAAGATGGAAAGACATTGGAGTATTAATTGTGGCAAATTGGGGGTTCCTCCATATATTGCTAGATGTATTTTCTGGGATGCAAAACAAAACAAGTCAGATTCTCGTTATTGGTCATATGTTTTTGAATAATTGGTGTATATAATAAGCAAATAACCATGCTTAGGAATATACTATGAAACAATGTGTGAGATGTAAAAAAAATAAAAAATTGACCCAGTTTCATAAACAAAAGGCTTCTGCTGATGGACACAAATCATGGTGTAAAATCTGCACTCAAGAATATGGGAAAAAACATAAACAAAAAAATAGAAAGAAAATTAAAAAACAACAAAAAGAATATAAAATCAAAAATAAAAATAATTTGAATGAATATAATAAACAATGGAGAAAAGATAATCCAGATAAAGTTTTTGAAATCCGTAAAAAATATAGAGAAAAATATAGAGATAAAATTAATAAAAGACGACGACAGAAACGTAAAGCAAATATTAATTTTAAATTAAGAACTATCATTAGTAATCGTATTAGAATGGCTTTATCTAGAGGCTCAAAAAATAGTACAGCTTATGAATTAACAGGTTGCTCTTGGGAACATCTGAAACTATACTTAGAAAGCCGATTCACAGTCGGTATGAGTTGGGATAATTTTGGAGAATGGCATATAGACCACATCAAACCTTGTTGTAGTTTTGATCTTACTGATTTAGAGCAACAAAAATTATGTTTTCACTATACGAACCTACAACCGCTATGGGCTATTGATAATCTAAAGAAGTCTGGAAAATTATTATGAGTACAAACGGAAAAGGTTCCAAAAAAAGACCACGATTAGTAGATCAAGAAACATGGGATAAAAACTATGAAAGAATTTTCCGAAAAAGTAAAAATACTAAACATGGTAAAGTTCGAAAAAAATAGAACCACTTTCATATTATGCGACTGTAGAAGTGAAGTTTTGGTTTTAGAATACGATAGTGAATATGACCTAATTGAACTATCAATATATGAAAATTTATCATCATACAGTCATAAGATGTCATTTTGGCAGAAACTACGTTACATATATCAAGTCTTAATAAAAAGCAGACCATATTCTGATCAAATAATCTTAAATAAAGATCAAATTAAACATATAGCTAATTTTTTAACTTCAATAGCCTAAATTAGTGTATATTTAATTGGAGGGTAATAATATGGAATACGATGTATATATTCAAGACAACTTTTACAAAACAATTTCAGCAACTTTTGTATCAAATATTCTCAGAATAGTAACTTTTGATATTCATAATAATCTTGTTCCAAATTTTGACGATTCTAAACCAGCATCAATAAAGATCATCCCTGTAACAAAATAATATGGAGATCATATTATGATTATGAAAAACACAGTTACCGATGAACTCGTTAACAAAATTTATCACCTAACTAAAGCCCTAGATACTGCAAAAGACGCCATAAATACTCTGCAAAAAGAGAACGAAAATCTTAAAAGCCTATTGGAAAATATTAGCGGCGATCATGTAGAATATAACGAACACGAATATGCTGGTGTTATATGAGTTTAAGTAAATCAAGATCCAATAGAGTATTTTTAGGAGTTTGTGGAGGTCTAGCAGAGTCAACGGGGATTGATGCTCCAATAATAAGATTAGGCTTTATTTTAGGAACTATTTTTACAGGATCTATTTTATTTTGGATATATTTAGTATTAGGATTAATTCTTCCATCTAGAGACTAATGATATATTTTCTTTCAGATACCCATTTTGGACACAATAGGGTTATTGGATATTGTCAGCGACCATTTTCATCCACAAAAGAAATGGATAGCACAATATTAGACTCTATAAATAGTGTTGTTAAGCCAAAAGATACTATTTATTTTTTAGGAGATTTTTGCCACAGGGGTGGAGATCCTAAAAAATATCGTAAAAAAATAGAATGTGATAATGTTCATATAATTCTTGGTAATCACGATGATGAAAAAAAGTTTTCATCTAAAGATTTTGCCAGTATAAGTTTGATGAAAGAAATTATTCACTGTAATCAAAGAATAATCTTATTTCATTATCCTATGAGAGCATGGAACAAAAGTTATCGAAATAGTTGGATGCTCTATGGTCATGTTCACGGCAGACTTCACAACGAGGATATGTCATTAGGACGCTATACCCTTGACGTAGGAGTCGATAATAAAAGAGATGGGGTACAGTTCGGTACACCTTGGAGTTTTAAAGAGGTTCAGCGTCTATTTGTTGACAAGAAAAAGAAATTTTCAAGACTGAGCAGTTGACAAGCCGATACCCTGTGTTAGAATGATACTGTTGATGCGAGGGATTCAATCGTGTTGGTTGACTCGCTGAAACAAGATTGGAAATGATTTGGAGGTTGATTATGGCTGAAGTTAATACGGTTGAGAAGCAGACTAGGATTCGTTGCTCTGATGAGGCTTTTCTTGAGGCAGTGTTTTCCAGCAAGACTTATGCTGAGATTGCTGCCAAGACAGGGCAAAAGGTCGCTAGTACAGCGGCTCGTTATGCTCGTACTAAGGCCGCTCTGGCTAAGAAGGGCATTGAACTGCCTGAGATGGAACGTGCGAAGCCAACCAAGACGGTTGATAATGTTGAGGCTATGGCAGAGGTTGTTCGTCGCCTCAAGGCCCATGCTAACGGTTGATTAAAACCAAAGGGTGATCGGCTACAATGCTTAAATGGTTGAGGCACACAAAGATTTCAACCTCAAATCATTACTTGTTGTAGTCGGTCACTTGTATGGGGCTTTGGCGAAACAGGCAGACGCAAGGGACTTATACAATTTGAGTGCATAAGGAGAAATCTTTATAGTAGAACCTGTCAAATTCGGTGAAGGCTTAACTGCTAATACCGAGCCAAGCATAGAAATATGAAGGTGTAGAGACTTGACGGCAGGAACCTAAAATGAAAATTATGGTTAAGATAAAGTCCAGACTACAAACCGAAAGGGTAGTGAAAACTATAGTAGTAAGAAAATCCCTCGGAGAAATCCATGTGGGTTCGATTCCCACAAGCCCCACTATTTATTTTTTGCACGATAGTTGTCAGTTAAAGCATGACAGTTAGGACAAAGTAATTCAAGATTGGATAAAGTATTATTTAAATTATTACCATCTTTATGATGTAATTCAATAGGAATAAGTTGATTAAGCCAAGTTTTTTGTTTACAATTGTTGCATTTATGTTCAAAAATTTGTTCTTTAATTAGTCTCTTTTTAAGTTTCCAACTTTGTATAGTTTGTTTATTAGAAAGATAATCTTGAATAGATCTTTTTGGACCTAATTTTTGACCTTTATTCCAACCCTGTAAAGTAAAATGAGAAATATCAATATTATACAATTTAATATGTTTCTTTAGACAGGCATAGTTCCCTCCTGCTGGAGCGATATTCATTTTTTGTAGACATTGACGATAACTAAAAGATTCTGAACAAATTTTAGATAAATTTTCTTTTGTATAATGATGTTTATTATTCATAATCGCTCCTCTTGACATTCAAAAAGCAAACGCTAAAATAGATATACACCAAAACCTTTTAAGAACAAGGAAACCAAATGAGCAAAAATACTCTGGAACTATACAAGATTGGTAGCAAGGTTAAGTTGGCTGAAGATGTTTACGGAACTATCATTGGAATTCATATTACTGGTGATAATAATATTACTTATGAATGTGGATGGTGGAATAGTCGTTCATATGCTACAGAAAATTTTTCGTCCAACGAAATCGAAGTTACAGTAGCAGAAAAAACTAAGATTGGTTTCTTTTCATGAATCACAATTCAAATCCTCTTGACTATCTTATAGAACTTTGCGAAACTGCTGTTAATACTGGCAAGTGGAACCTTACCAGATTTATAATTCTTAATGCTAAAGATGAATTGCGTCGTTTGAGAGAAAACAAAAAAGAGTTGGCAATTGAAGCGTACAATGCTAATCAATTTGCTGTGGACGAAATGAATCGTAATCTTGATTACAAAAATGTTGCTTGGGCCAGAATTAATGAGCGTGGAGATTTGTTTGATTTAACTTTACACTACAATAGATTCTGTAATGAAGATGCTTTGATCTCATTGTATCTTAACGAAAAGGAGTTTAGAACAAAACATGGTAAGTTATCCAAACAGACTCTTTAGGGGATGGTGTTCTAATGAAGGTAATGTACGATCTCGTATTCTTCATTATCATATTTATACTATTAGAGATATCAGTGACTATGCTGGCGGCAGTATTCCAGAAGAAGTAAACTCTCTTGAAGAGTATTTTAATACAGATCTAATGGCTAAAGATGATCCATACTACGCTGTTTACGCAACATTTAAGTTTGATGTTCCTCGCGGCCCAATAAAGATTTTTGAAACTCCAGACTTAAAAGTAGCAGTATATATGGTTGAGCAATTGACAGGCAACAAAGTCAAAGAAGATGAATATTAAACCATGGATGGATAAACAAGAAATTGAAAAAATTATTTCTTATTTGCATCCAGAATATAAAATGTTTGAATGGGGTTGTGGAGGATCTACCTTATATTTTAGTAAATATGTATACCATTACCGTTCAATTGAGCATGATAAGGCTTGGTTTGACAAGATTATTGGACTACTACCAGCGAATGTAGAACTATATCATGTTTCAAACCAAAATAATTATTGTGAATATATCAATGCTATTCATAACTATGAAGATGTTTATGATTGCATATTAATTGATGGAAGATGTAGGGTAAAGTGTGCTATTCAAGCCAAACCTTATTTAAAAAATAATGGATTATTATTTGTTCATGATTATTATTCTCGTTTATACTATCATGAAATAGAAAAATACTATACTTTGATTGATGGTATAAAAAATACAGAACAAACATTAGCAGTTTTTAGAAATGAAATACATAATTAGATCAGACTTTATAAATGAGGGTGGTAGTGCTGAGTTTTATCCTATCTACCAAAATAAAAACTTAGGATTCAAACAATTCTCTTCTAAAAAAGAAGCAAATTATGCTTATCAAAAGCAAAAATTATTGTCATCAATTGGTTTTGCCCCCAAAGTAATAGGAAAAGTCTGTAAACTAAATGTAGATTTAGGTTACTATAAGGATAAAACTAATTGGGGTTTTATAACTGAAAAAGCAAAAGTTTTAACACAACGGACGTTTGGAAAAAAAATTCAAGAAATACAAAATTTGGTTGATGCTATTCAGCAAAAAACTGGATTAAAATTTTGGGATTGTCACTATTACAATCTTGGGTATATCAAAAGAAAAAATAGGGCTAAATTAGTTTGTATTGATACTGGAAAAGAAAGTTTTAGTCCGCTATGTAATGCTTGGGGAAATGAAAATCCTGGGCCAAAATGCGGTTATTGCAACGAATATCTCTGCAACTGTTGAGATATTTTCTGATCTGAATAATGGTGTATTTCTTATTAAAGGAGTAATGCCATGTCTAAAGAATTTGACCAAATATTAAGAGAATTAAATAAACAAAACAAAGATTTACATAGCATAGATGTTCAAGTATCTAAAGCGTTAGTAAAAGATATTGTTGATCTAAAAAAATCTGTTAGAAACATTGAAACTAAACTAATCTTAATGGAAAAAGTATTAAATCAATTATTTGAAGTTATTAATAATTTAACTATATTTATAGACGACGCAGAAGATATAGCGAACAGCGAAGATTTAGATGATGAAGAAGATTGGACTCCTTATGATGAGAGAAATTTCTCTTATGAAGACGATAATGACGATGAAGATATAGGAGGGGACGACTATTGGTCATCAAAACAGGATGATAGTTGATGGGTAGTTTAGCGTTATTAGTTAGTTTAATGCTTTTATTTGTAATACTTTTGGGTCCAGCAACTTGGTTATTAAGTAAATCAGTATATATGCCTAAAGAAATTATATGGATTATGGGATTATTGAGTATAGGAATTGGAGTTTATTGGTTTTTCTTGCCAGTAAATTTTTTACGATTTTTTGGACTCCTTACGGCATATTTAGGATGGTTGGCGATAAGTTCTAAAGAGAAGGGTCTTGACAGCCGATAACCTTATGGTATGATGACAGCATCACAGGAACGATTCACAGGATTTTTGGAGAAAAACAATGAAGTTGGCTGATCGTGTTATTGAGACTCACAGTGCTGGTGTTCAGAGTGCATCGGGTTTTACGATTGCTCAAACCAGCAAAATGTTTAAGATTCTGTCGGACTCTCTTTATTCCGATAAGGTAATGGCAGTTATTCGTGAACTGTCTACCAATGCTTATGATAGTCATATTAGTGCTGGCAATAAGAATCCTTTTAAGGTGACGCTGCCCACTGCTGCAAACCCTAATTTTATCGTGCGTGATTATGGTACTGGTCTTAGTCAGGCAGATATGGAGAGTCTTTATACTACCTATGGTGCATCCAACAAGAATGATAGCAATGATTTTGTTGGTTGTCTTGGTCTAGGGTCTAAGAGTCCTTTTGCTTATACCAAGAGTTTCACGACCAGTTCTTATTATGATGGTCAAAAGTATACCTATATCGCTGCCATTGACGATAATGGTGTGCCAACTCTTAATCTGTTTAATGTGAGCGACACTGACGAACCTAATGGTCTTGAAATTAGTTTCGCCGTTAAGCAGTATGACTTTACTGAATTTAGTCAGAAGGCTATTCGTATCTTCCATTATTTTAAGATGAAGCCAATTATTGAGGGTGGAGTTATTACTTCTCTCAAGGATCATGCTTATAGCAATAAGAACATTGTGATTAGTGGTGAGGGCTGGAGAGTCTGCCGACTTGCTAATGACAATAATCATTATCCCAGCACATATCATCATATTGATAGTGGTATTGTTGCTCTTATGGGTAATATTGCATATCCTGTTGTTGCATCTCAACTTGTTGGCGAACAAAAAGCCGATCAACCTGAGCATATTGCCAAGTGGAATAGGGCTTTTGGTAAGGCAGATATTGATAGTTGGAAGAGTTTCGTAACAGAAATTCTTAACCAGAATCTTTATCTTGAACTGGACTTTGGTATTGGGGAACTTGAAATGGATGTTTCCCGTGAAGGATTGCAGTATACCAAGGCTGTTATTAAAGCCCTTCGTGAAAAGACTCAGGGTATTTATCTTGAGATGAAGGAAGAATTTAGTAAGAAAATTGCCGCTGCTAAAACCAGAATCGAAGCGATCAGTACATATTACCAGTTGAACGATCTTGCTGGTGGATGGGGCGTTGGTGCTTCATGGACTGATAGTAATGGCAAGGTTCATAATATCAATAGTGGAGAAGATATTGAATATAAGATCCCTGCTGGTAAGGCTCTGTATGTTTTTAATTACAGAACCTCTGGCTATCGTTCTCGTCGTATGATTTATATGACCAATCATCTTCACCATAATACTCTTACTGGTAAGGGTGAATACTATTATAGTGGTCAGCGTAAAACTGGGCCTCTTAGTTTCTTCGTATGTGATGTTAAGAGTGAAGAAACCGCCAAGAAGATTGTGACTCGTTATTGTAACGAGAAGGATTGCTTTGCTTATCTTATGATTGATACCAAGGATATTTCAAAGTCTAATGAGGGTTTTGACAAACTTATCGAAGATGTTGGTAGCGATAAGATTCTCAAAGTCAGCGACTATAAGGACTTGATTAAGAGCAACTCTCCCCGAAAGGCTGGGGTTAGAGGTTCAAAGGGTAGCGTGAGCGATCAAGATGTATTCTTTATTGTGGGGGAATCTAAACTTTTAGGATATTCTAAGAAGAGCGGTAAACTTAGCATTGAATACAATGACTCTCTTAATCTTAAGACTCTGACAACTGATGAACTGGATGACTTTAATGATAGTGATTCTATCATTTATGTTCCTATTCTGCGTTATCAAAGCACACCAAATTTTCCAAAGATCAATAAGATCACATCACTGTTCAATAATGAGAACATCAAGGGATTGTTTGGGGATGTAAAGATTTATGCTATCAAGAGCAACTTTGTAGCAAAAATGACTGATGAAGGATATAATCTGATTGATTTTAATACTTGGTTCAAGAAGATTCTATCAATAACTAAGGATTATTTTAACAGCACTAATGAATACAACTCTATCGTTGAATTCTATAAGAAGGAGTTTATCGCTAGGGATGACGATCATAGTCATTACTGGAATCATGGCACATTAGTTAATCAGTTCTCTTGTCATATGTTGAGTATTTTTGGTCTTGACTATAAGAAGTATATCAAGAATACTGAATTGGTTAGTATCATTGATGGATTTCTTGTTATGGAATTTTTTGCCGATACTGTTCATAGGGAAAGTTATGATATTAGAAGATTCTCTCAGACTGAGTATTTTGATCACATTAATTCTTTGTTGAAGGATTGTGGGATTGACAATCTGGATAGCAAGGAATTGAAGAAAAAGAATGTGCAATACAATACTCTCCTTAATATTGTTGAACATCATATGTACGATAATAGTGAGTCATATGTTAAATTGTTTAAGTCTGACGCAAAGGCGGCTACTAAGAAAAAGTTGACTAAGGTGGCGGACTTGAAGAAAATTCTTAAAGTCGAGGTTGACAAGAACCCGATGCTGAAGTATATTATGGGAAGCAACCAGCACAACGGCAATCTTAGAGATTTGGATAGTAAGAACAATCCTATCTCTCAATTTGCTGACTCTTATTACGGTAAGAGAAGTGCTATTTGGGTTGAAACTATGGATAGTGATAAGGTTGAGTTGTTTAAGATTCAATTGAGTAGTCTTATTAAGTAAATTTCACAGGTAACAAGGAGTTTTAATTATGGCCGTTCCGTTTATGTTTGTTGATGGCAACCTTACGGTTGTTCTTAATAATAAGAGTTATCAGGTTTTGCCGGATCATATTAACTATAAGATGATTCTGGAGGCTCTGCCTACTGCAACATCTGATGAATTGCTGGAAATTGTGGATGTAGAAAAGGCAGTCGCCGCATTTAGCGACGGTCTTGTTGAGATTAAGAATGGACAGGTCACTTATGAGGGTGAGGTTGTTCATGGTAGCATCAGTAAGCGTATTCTGGAGTTTATGAGCAAGGGTCTACCTTTCCAGCCCCTTGTTACATTCCTGAATAATCTTATGGAAAATCCTAGTATGCAGAGTCAGAAGGAACTTTATGATTTCCTTGAGCATGAGCATCTGCCTATTACTGAGGACGGTCATTTTCTTGCCTATAAGGCAGTCAGGAATGACTTTATGGATAAGTATCGTGGAGTTTTCGACAACCATGTTGGAAATGTCTGCGAAATGACACGATCAAAGGTTGATGATGATCGTGGTCGAGGTTGTTCTAATGGGCTTCATGCTGGTGCATTGAATTATGTGGCCGGTTATGGTAGTCTTGAGTCTGGCGATAAGATTGTTATCGTTAAGATTAATCCCCGTGATGTTGTGAGTGTTCCTAGTGATTGTAATTTTGAGAAACTTCGCACTTGCCGATATGAAGTTGTCGGAGAGTATCAAGGCGAACTTCTCAAGCCACTTTATTCGGCTAGTCTAGACAACGGTGTTGATTATGACTACGAAGAAGATGAAGAATATGATAACGATTATGATTGGGGATGGAATGATGATGACGATGAGGATGATGGTGCTTACGCTGAAGATTATGATGACGAGGAAGATTACGACGATTACAACTGATTCTTAAAAAAGAAAGTGGAGTTTGGTGACTAAGATCATAGCCTCTAGTTGATAAACTCAACAAACGCTATGTGAGAGAGGTTCGATTCCTCTCCCGCTATTTTGCTGATAATGATAGTAATGGGTTTGCTATCCCGGCATGGTTAATTAATCACAGGAATAAAGATTATGTTTAATGGAAATCTTGGTTTTAATCCTTACGACAAGAACACAAATAATGCTTTTGACGATGCTCATTGTAAAATGAGAGGACAGTTCATTATGTCTTTTGGTAGTCAGCAGATTTATTGCTACAATGGTAATCCTCGCAAGAAGATTAGTAGCATGGCTCATACTGACAACCTAACAACAGCAGTTCATGCTAATCTGAATAACGATTCAGACGTTTACTTTTATGTTAATGGTGGACGAAAGCAGTATGCTATTAACGAAGTACGAGCCTGCTTTGTTGATATTGATGCTGGTCGAGACTCTAGTGGCAATTATCTACCTTCCAAGGAAGTAATGGCTAAGAAGCGAGAATTTCTTGATAAGATCAATAATTTCCCCGTTAAACCTAGTTGGGTAGTTGATACTCGTAATGGATATCAAGTCTATTGGGTTCTTGATGGACTAAGTAGAGAGTCTCTTAACAAGACTCGCTGGAACGGTATTCAGAAGAAACTAGTAAATTACTTTGGTGGAGATGCAAGAGCCATCAAGATTAATCAAATTTATCGTGTTCCTTATACTTGGTGGCGTAAGTGCTGGGAGAAGAAGGCTCCTTATTACTCTACTATTCTACAAGGTTCGTCTGGTCAGACAATTAATGTCAAAGACTTGATTGAGGCATTAACTGGTCAACCAGCAACGGTAACTATTGTTCCTAACGCAACAAGTGATGCTTGGTTTGAACAGTGGCGTAAAACATACAAGAAGTCTGATATTACAGGAATTCCTGTGACAGTTGATGCTGCTCAAAAGATTTTGAATGAACTAAATAATCAGAAGGCTGTTTACTCTAATAGTAGTGCTGATTATTGCGGTCAAAAGAATACTAAGGATAGCGTGTGGGGAGACTTTAACAAGAAACTCGACAACACTAATCAGTATGGTGAATATAAGTGCAACAAGTCTTTTAATAATAATTACGAAAAGGCTTATGGTGATCCGTCGCCAGTGCTTCCTTCTCACGCTGGTGACAGCGGTTTAGATTTGAGTGAGTCCCAGGCCAAACTCTTAAAAACCGTGGTCGAGTACCTCAATCAAGCGTCTACAGCGTTGTATTTCAGCAACAACCGATTCCTTTCTGGTGCTGCCCGTGATCTGGCAAGTCAGATTAGTGATAAGTTTTGCATAGGTTGAATTATGAACAATCAAGAATATCCAGAAGATAATGATCCTTACAAATTCTACTTTCAGATAGATACTGAATGGGTCGAGAAATATATGGATAGTCTGATTAATAAGATAGAATATAAATGGATAACTAAGGAAGTTATAGAGGATGCGTTAAAGAACCTACCCAATTATAATACCCCGTTACTTCCAGATGGATTTTCTCCGATTGCGTTACCTGTGAATAGTTGGCTCTCCAGTACAGCGGAGAATAAAACCTCCCTGTACTTGGGGAACAACTATTGGAACGAAGGAGTATGGAAACAAAAACACTTCGTAACAGATAAATTACAAAGCGAATACATCAAACATTTACAATCTAATGCTAACCATTTTTTATATCAGCCAAAATATTATAAAGGGCTGTATGAAATACTTAACTAGGATATATTATGGATTCTACAAATGATGAGTGGTTTATAGTTAAAGATATTGATGGATTAATTAATTCCTCAAGAGCATTAGTTTTTAATAGTTTTGGCCAGCATAATGATCAAAAAGACATTGACTTTTTAGATCTAAAAATAGATGATCATGACAAAGAAGAGCTAGATAAGATTTTATCTTATGATGAATCTAAAATAATTATTACTGATATTTTAAAAAAACAACGCAATAAAAAAGCCTCAAAGATTAGATATTTGCTTAATGATAAGCTGTTCCTAAAAATAATAGAATCTCTAAATGATCGGATGGTTAGTAATATATTAAATGGATTAGTTAATAAAGGATTAGTAGAAACAGCATATGATGCTGAAGCGAATGATTTTGTATTTTGGATAAAAACTGATGAAAACAAAATTGAAAGTCCAGAAGCCGATTGAAATAGACGTATCATTAAAATATAAATGCACAAATAAAGATTGTGGTTTTGATCATTGGCTCTTTTTAAGAGAAGCCAAGACAAAAAATTTCAAGATAGTGTGCGATTGCGGCACGATTTTTAAACCAAAACGCATACAAAATATAGAAGTAGTCTACGCTATAAAAGAGTCAGTTGAAAAACCAGTAGACAATCCAGAGGAATCTGGTAAAATGGAAGATATAGAATGTGTATCTCGTGCAATAAACATGATGATATCTTTAGGATATTCAAAAAAAGACGCACAAGATAGTGTAATTTTTATTTTCAAAAACGAACACATTTTTGATCCATCAGTTCTTGTTAAAAAAGCAGTCTTACATATTGGAGGAATATAATGAGCAAGGGTATAAGACCATCAACGTTTGATGAAATTATTGGGCAGGATGCTGTGATTAAGCGTCTGCGAGTGTCTGTGACGGGATGTAAAAACATAGGCAGTGTGATGCCTCACGTTTTAATAGACGGCCCTCCGGGGCTTGGAAAGACTACTATAGCGAGTGCCATAGCCAACGAGATGGGAGTTAACCTGTATACAACAAATGCCGCTAGTATACGAAGTATTAAGAATATTATGCCATATATTATGGGAATGACTCCAAGATCAGTATTATTTATTGATGAGATACATAGGCTACCAAAGATTGTTGAAGAATTTTTGTATCCTGTAATGGAAGATTTTGTTCTTAATATTACGGTTAAGGATGACGAGGATAAAGAAGTTGCAGAAAAAATTGATTTACCAATATTTACCATTGTTGGAGCAACAACAAGCGGCGGTAGTCTAAGTCAGCCATTTTATGACAGGTTTACTATTAAGGAGCATTTATCGTTTTATACTGATGATGATCTAGCTAAACTAGCAAGGTTGAACTGTACAAAATTGAACATAGTCATAGATGATTCAGACCTCTTTGAAATTGCTAAAAGAAGTAAGGGTACTCCACGAATTCTTAATGCTAGACTACAATGGTATAGAAATTATCGTTCTTGTCATACTGACAATGCTAGTATTAGTGAGATTTTTGATGTTCAAGGAATTGATGAGAATGGTTTGGATATGTATGATAGAATGTATTTAAACGCTCTAAAAAAGAGCAAGGGATCCCCACTTGGGTTAAAGTCTATATCTTCAATGACAGGCATTGCTATTGATACTATCGAGAATAGTATAGAGCCATATCTCGTTAGAAAAGGATACATAGTCAGAACACAACAAGGTAGAATTATTGGTAATTTATAAAACAATATACTATTCTATTTAAACCTAGGGGCCTTTTGGCCCCTTTTTTTATTGACTATTGGTGTAATATTCAGTAGAGGCTTCAAATCATTATGGAAATATATTATATAGTTATTATTAATATTTTGGTGTTTTCAATTGGATATTTTTATGGAAAAAATTATTGCATTGGAACTAATACAACAGGATTAATTAATAACAAAACTAAAAACCCTATTGGTAATAGTCAAAGACAATCGGTATCTATTGACGAAACAAAAGTTGTAACTAAGATAGATACTAGTAACCTAGAAAAAAAATATGATTCTATTGGAGAGACTAAAAATACCCAAGATAATATATCTTCAGCTATTAATAAATTAAAAAATATGAAAGGGTAATTTATGGCAAAAGGTTTAGATGTAGGTACAAGTTATATTGTTTTATCACAAGAAAATAATCAAGGTATACAATATAAAGATTTTAGAGACGCATTTTACATTATAAAACCTACAACACCAGTAGCCACTAAAATGATAGAAAAAGGACTAAATGGAAAAGTTTTTATTAAAGATAGTGATGGTTCATTTATTATCTTAGGAAAAGATGCTATAGAAAAAGCTGTAGAAAGAAACGACACGGCCAAAAGACCAATGTATAGAGGCGTCGTTTCTGCTAAAGAAAAAGATGCTAAAAGAATACTCGCATTTATACTCAAAGAAGTAGTTGGACAGGCATCTGAACCAAATGAAAAAATAGTATTCTGCGTACCAGCACAACCAGTAGATCAAGAAGACGATGATTTTGATGTTGGATATCATGAAGATATAGTAAAAACTATATTATCAGAATGTGGCTATGAAGCCAGAGCAATAAATGAAGCAGAAGCGTTGTGCTATTCTGAACTAGAGCAAGATGATTATACAGGAATAGGTGTTAGTTGTGGCGCTGGTATGACAAATGTGTGTGTAATGTTAAATGGTGAGCCTACAGTGGTTTTTAGCACAACAAAGTCTGGTGATTGGATTGATAGAATGAGTGCTGTTGCAACCGGAGAGCCAGATAGTGTTGTTCAAGCAGAAAAAGAGGGAGGGGTATTTAAGATTGGCGAACATAATGATAATCCTATTTTGTCTGCGGTATCATCTTATTATGAAAGACTTATAGATTATACAACAAAAAATCTAAGCCTAGCTTTACATAATCATAAAGCATTACCAAAATTTAAAAATCCATTAACAATAGTCATAGCTGGTGGCACATCTCTAGCGAATGGCTATATCGAAGAGTTTGCTAAAAAAATGAACGAAAATAATTTTCCAATTAAGATTAAAGAAGTCAGACACGCTATTGATCCATTACATTCAGTTAGCAAAGGATGCTTAATAGCATCTAAAATATTATGAGTATTAATATAACAGAAGATTGTCCACAAAGATGTCCAATATCAACAAAATATAGTTGTGATACCTTTGGTCGTTGTTTTGAAAGTGATACTGGGCCATATAACAAACTGAGCGATTGTCACGATGCTATACTAAGAGGATATTGCGGATCACCAAAACCAACTAATACTCCAGGCCCAACCTCTACTCCAGAACCAACGTCGCCTCCTCCCAATGTTGGAGTTAATTCAGCAAATTATAATGCTCTGGCAGAGTGGGGTGGCTATAAAGGCAAAGTAACCACAGTTGGTACTAATGGTGGACCAAGTTATTATGGTACTTACGACCAAAATGGTAATGTAAGAGAAATAATACAATATAATTATACTATTACAGTAACTAAAGGTGGCGGATATGCAGATAATGTACTTACGATGGTATCTTTTTATCAAAATAATGTTGGAGGAACTCTAATAACTTTTCGTAATAGTTTTAATTCAATAACAATATATGGAAATTATGATGGATTTAGATTATGTATATGTCCAGCATCTAATCCGGGATCAGCATTACCAGTTAATACATCTCGTTTTTGTTTAGTTGGAGATGAACGAAATAATAATGATTTTAATAATTTGGGATCAGTTTCATTACCATATTATATAGGAAAATATCCTGTCACAAATTGTGAGTATGTTGAATTTTTAAATAGCGTTGCCAGATATGACATAACTAATTATGCTTCACAATTATACATAACCTCTACAGTACAAGCGGTTATACAAAACTATGGTATAGTACGAACAGGATCACCAGGAAACTACTCATACTCTGTTAAATCTGGCTATGAAAATAAACCAGTTATAGCCGTATCATATTTGAATGCTGTAAGATATTGTAATTGGTTAAGTCTAGGAAAACCATCTGTTTTGGCGGTATCAGCACTTAATGGTGTGTTAAATGGTACTACTACACCATATTATATTGGTGGGTCAATAAGTATTCCTACTATTACTAATAATTTTCAAGCACATTTATATACTCTACCAACAGAAAGTCAGTGGTATAAAGCAGCATATTATGATCCTACAAAAGCATATAAATATAATACTTTTGCAACCCAGGTAAAAACATCACCTGTGGCTGGACAAATATCTGCTCCTTCAACAATAACAGCAAATTCTAACGGAGACGGACCAGAGCCTATAAATTACAATTGTCCATAAAGATTTACTAAGGAATAAGGTGTTATTGTGATCAATCAATTATTATTTAATAGTCTAGAAAATAGCCCTGGTTCTACAAATATTAAACCAACAGTTAGGCTTTTTGATACTGATATAGCATCTATTGTTGGACCAACTCCTTTTGTAGACATATCTCGTTCTTTTGAAAGTGATGATAATACATATTCTATAACATTAACTGGTAAAATAGCACCAATAGGTAGTGGTAGTATTACTTCTATAGCTTCCGGTATTAAAAATTTAGAAGGATTATTACAAAAATGCAAATTAGGACCATTCCAAATACTATGTAATAATGTTGAAATTTATGGTGCTAGTGGAGTATCAGTAAAACAATTTCAAGTAGATAAAAACGATAATAATTGGGTAAGATTTGCTGATTTTTCAATAACGCTAGAGCAAAAACTGCCAACAATTAGCGGAGCAACCATATATGATTATGTAGAAAGCAAATCTGATATATGGACTATAGAACAATTAGAGGATGCTCAATATCATTCTTTCATGATTGGTACAGCAAATAATAGTGGACCAGAATATTTATCTAGAAATATGAAGCCTACAGAGCCATCGACCAATGCTCCACGACCGCGACAAGCCGTTCAGGGTGGCTCTATTACTAATAGTCAAGATGACTTGCAAGTCCATCATGCTGCTCAATATAGAATAACAAGAAGACTATCTGCTAGAGGCCTACCCATTATTCCGAGTGGAAATTCAAGCAGATGTATAACAAGCTCTGCTGAAGTTGGAGCTATAAAATTAAATAATGCTAAATTGTGGGTAGAAAATGAAGCATCAAAAAATATATCTAGTTCAAGAATATTAAATCCGGGCTCTCGTTTGCCATTAAATCAATCGAATAGTACTACAGGAATGATACAAGTTCCTGCTGCAACTCATTTGTATAATCATATAAGAACAGTGTCAGCCGATTTATATAGTGGCACATACGAATTGAATGATTCTTGGTTAGCTATGCCCACAGGCATTAATCATACTGAAAAATATACAATAGAATGTTCTACTTCAGAGAATTTTACAAAAACCATAAGAGTTGTAGGAAATATTAATGGATTAACTAAACATGAGCCTGAGCATCATCTTAACAACGATTCTTTTTTTAAGAAAAATCCTAATCCTAACAACAATACTCTGCAAGTAAATGTTAGTGGAGGATCAAAATATAGCAGTATTACTGCTTCTGGTCCTCATAGTCTAGCAAGTGCTAGTGGTCAACAATCATTATCTACGAATATTAATCAAAGTAAATATACAAATGCTTTAGATGCATGGAACAAAGATATAAAACCATATCTATATCGAAGAGCATGTTTGGGAATTAATACTGGTGATAGAAACCCTAGATCTCCTACTCTAAAACAAGACCCAATAGGAAACAT